ATGATGATAGCGGATGGACTGTAACTATGGGATGCAAACAATGGGAGGCATTAAGAGTGTTTACAGGTACCATAACTCTTTTTCCTGGAGGGGCAGGAGTATATACGGCAACAACAAACTAATAACTTTAAAAATAAAATAAAATGGCAATAGCAGATGGATTAGCAATTAATTGCTCGGACTTACAAGCGGTAGGGGGCACTAGAATAATAGCTCTTAGGGCTTGGGCAGATGGTGATGTAGTGTCTTATGACAATACAACTCATGGTATAAATTCAATACTAGAAACAGCATCAGCTGCAACTTGGGGTGTTTACGAGAGTAGAATAGAATCTTCTTCTTTAACAGTTTCAGGAACTGACGAAGGCAAGGATACTACAACTTACGAGTGTACTCTAGCGTTTTTTATTCCTGGATTTACTCAGGCACAATTCCTTAGAATTTTTCAACTTGACGGCACTTGTTTGATGGCTTTAGTGATTGACAATAACGACAATACATCAGGGACGACAGCTCCTTCAGCAACTTTCGCAAGCAATAAAGTTATAGGAGTTTCTGAGAGGTTTGAAAATCAGGATGATGCAGTTAGAAATCAAACTTACGCTAGATTAGCTTCAGTTGAAGGTGGTACAGGGTCAGCATTTTCTGATGAAATAGGAGTTACAGTTACAATTACCTGTACCCAATACGAAGCTCCTAGAGCTTACGAGGGTACTATCGTTTTAGGTGCAACTGGATTAACTTTAACTACAGCAGCATAATAATTATATATAGGGGGGTGTTAGTTATCTTTTAGTTAACAACATCTCCTTATTAATATCTTTTAGTGTATGTGCGACTGTTCTAAAGAAAATAGTGTAGTTTTACAGAATATATATTTAACTATGGCAGAATATAAAAAAAATAAAAAGGCTGTTGGTGTTAGGCTTGCAGATAAACAAAGTGTAGATTTTAGAACTGATTTAAGTCAAGGGCAATTAGCCTACGCTTATGAGGTATTGAATATAACTGATTGTATAGATAAGGTTGACAAAATTAACAAATCAAATGAAAAAAGCACTAGCAAAAAACTCAAAGAAAACACCCCAAGTAAAAACGACTTCAAAAAAGAGTAATACTTTTGAGTTTGGGGTTTTTAACCTAACAGTCCCACCTAGCATTACAGAGCCGAAAGACCTTAAAGCTCTAAATTCTGAGTGGGTTCCATTTGGAGATGACAACTTATTTCCTCAGTATCTAGCGGAATTAAAAAGAAAATCGTCCACACATAGAAGTGTGTTGGCTCAAAAAACCGTATTCACAAGTGGAGCAAAATTCGTTTGTGAAAACGATTCATTAAGAGAATTTATTGAAGATGTAAATGCAGACCATGAATCATTAAGGGATGTGTTTAAAAAATTAGCTGACGACTATTATACTTTTGGTAATGCTTATATGGAGTGCGTTATATATGACGGCGGTGTAAACATATATCATTTAGACGCTACTACAGTAAGGATGTCTAAGAGCAAGAAAGAGGTTTATGTGAATCCTGATTGGTGTAAATATTGGAATCAAGATAAGAAAATACAAAGGCTACCTATTTACCCTAGAGTATCTCACAATAAGTTTGTGATACACTTTAAGGATTACGAGCCTACCTTCCAGTTCTATGGGTTGCCTGATTACATTGCAGCGTTAGAGCACATCTGCGTTGATTATGAGATTGGAAAATGGAATCACACTAAATTCTTAAATGGATTTCAACCTTCTGCTATTGTGGAGATTAATGGTGACATGGGAGAGGAAGAAGCTAAGAAATTAGTGAATGAAGCCCAAAAGAAATTTGTTGGAGAAGGGAATAATGGTAAGATATTGTTTATTGTAAAGAATGGAGATGCTTCACCTGCTAATGTTCAGATAATTAAAGACGACCAAGAGGGAAGTTGGATTGATTTACAGCAAATAACTGACCAAAACATTATAACCGCTAATAGATGGCAACCATCATTATCTGGTATCGTTAGTTCAGGAAAGATGAATAATACAGGAAGTGAGATTAGAATTGCATACGATTTAGTAATGACTACGGTTATTAGAGATACTTCTGAACTAATATTAGATGGGATAAGAACAGTTCTTTACAGGGAAATGGGTTATGACCCTAAAGATTTAAAAATACATTATGAGCCGCCAATCTCTTATTCTAATGATGTGGACATTAAACAGGTATTAACTATAAACGAGCAAAGAGCATTGATAGATGAAGATTTGCCAATGCTAGAAGATGGAGATATGTTTGTTGCAGACAGAGAAGTCATAGTAGTTGAAAAAGATGATGATGGAGATGGAGATATTGATGAAAGAAAAGAAATAACTATAGAACAATAAGACATGGGGAATACTAAACAATACATAACGCTAGTATCAGCAGGGGAGGTAATTGAAAAAACCTTTACTAATAAAAATACAGACCCCGTTTTAGTTTCTGAAAACACCATTGTATTATCTGAGCTTGCCCATCTCAGGCCTTTACTTGGCGATAAGTTTTATGCGGAATTAAAAAAACAGCATAATGATGGAACATTAACTGCTGATAATCAAATATTTATGACTTATTACCTGGAGGATTGCCTTTCGTGGTTTGTTAGGTTTGAAGTTGTAAATGATATCGTCTAGTGGAGTGGTTAATAACATAGATGAGTTTTCAAGAATAATAGGTCAGGACACTTACAATACTTTTAAGCAAGACACATATAGAAAGGCTGAGATTTTTGCTAAAGATATGATGAGCTTTATAAATGGTGCTGACCAGGTAGGTTTATATCCTACATTTGACGCAAATAAACCTGCAAGTATGAGTGGTACATATAAGAATCATGGTATGATATTCTATGATAGTATATATGGATATAAAGGTATTGATGGGTGCTCTAGCTGCAGCACTACTTATAGAAACTTGATTGGAGATTGTAATGACTGTTAAAAACAAATAATATGGCTGTAAACGAACATAAAAACTTATCAAGTGCTAATAGGCATTTTCCGAAGGCATTTGAGGGTGCACAGAATGATACAATTTTATCTAAAGGATTAGGAACTCCTGGATTGAGAGATGGTGATTTAGAGTGGATTGTCAAGTCGGATATAAAAACAAGAAAGGTTACTTTTTCAGGGTACTGCACTCTAATAGCTAATTATCAATATCCTGAATCCCAAATCCAAGGGCAAAGTCCTTACGATATCAATCAAGATTATGGTAGTCCGACTATAAGTTCAGGAACAACCATCATACAGAAAAAGTTTTTTAGAATTGGTAATTTTTCTAGTGAGCAAGCAGGGGTGATAAATAGGGCTACGCTTCAGGTATCTTCTCCTGACGCTACTGGATTCACAGTTGCTTTAGTTAAATACACTCCATCTTCATCAGTAACGGATAGTTATCCAGTAGCTTTGATTGAGAAATCAGTAGTTGGATTGTCTAACGACAACAAGGTAAACACATACAGCTTATCTTCTTCTGATTTTGCATTAACAGAAATGGCACTTGGTGACCATTTATTTTTAATGGTTAAGGATGATGTGGCGGCAGGCTCTGTAATCTACGCAACTATGTCTATGGAAATAGGATATTCAAAATAAAATGAAGGCAATGATAAACAACAATATGAAAGATACGGTAGAGGTTTTAGCTGCAAATGGCGGTGTGATAGGATTGAGTTTAAGTGAGTGTAATGAATATCTTCTTTTTCTATCAACAACCTTAGCTATTGTTTTTACCATTTATAAATTCATTAAGTTACACAAGAAGAAGTGATATGGCAAAAGCGAAAGTTTTTACATTATCTGTATCTCATAGAAAAAAACGCAAGGGATGTCATTCTAAAAATGCAAGTAAAAGTCAAAATGCTTACAAGAAAAAATATAGAGGAGGAGGAAGGTAGGGCTAACTTGCTGTTAATCAGGGACACATTTACTGATAAGTCGGTTATAGGGAAGTTGTATTGCAATTCAGAATTTATTGCACATACATTAGAGTTAGCGTGGAGAGATAATGAAAAAAGTGTATCTTGCATCCCTTCAGGAGAGTATGAATGTAGGGTTAGATTAGCAAGAGAAAGTGGAAGTAGAGATTATGTTCACTTGCTCGTACAAGATGTACCGAACAGAAGTTATATCCTTTTCCACCGAGGAAATTATCCTTCAGATAGTAGGGGGTGTATATTAACAGGGACTCACAGGGCTCAAGTTTCTGATAAAATTTTACAAAGCAAAGTAGCTCACAGTTACCTAATGGATTATATTTTAGGTAATCAACTAAGTGAAAAAATAAATTTAATAATTAAAAACAGATAAAAAAATGAAAAATTGGTTAATTAGAACAATGTTAAAAAGTAAAAAGTTTTGGTACGCAATCTCAGCAGTAGTAGTTCCTGCTCTCGTTCAGTTGATGGGGGTTTCTACAGGTACAGCAGAAGATTTGTACCACTCAATTCTAGTCCTTATTTTAGGACAGGGTATCGCTGATATATCAAAAAAATAATATATCTTTACAATCCTTCTTTGAGTGTTTTCATTGGGGATAGTTAGTAGTTAAGAGTGGGGAGTTAATAACTCCTCATTTTTTTTTACACATCTGTGTTCTTTTTTTATATATTTGTGTATGTCAAAAGAATACGGTAAAAGGTTAAGGCTCACTCCTGAAGAAGAAGATTTAATAAATCAGAGCAGGGCAGAAACACTAGATAACTTAAACAACAATTCATCATTAGACCTGCATTTATTAGATAGGGGTATAAACAAGAAAGATGTAGTTAGTGTGAAGCATTGGCAGTCGGCTAGTGGCGACTACAGGTTCTCAATAGTTACTAAAGAGGATTGTGGTGTAGATGAGAAGGAAATATTTAAAAGTATAAATAGTTTTATAGAAGGGCACTCACCTGAATATGACCCTATTGAAAGAGAGGAGGGAAATCATCTTTTGGTTGTTAATCCTGCAGATATACATATAGGTAAGTATGCTAATGAAACTGAAACAGGAGAATCTTATGACTGTGAAACTGCTGTGATGCGAGTTGTAGAGGGTGTTCAGGGGCTTATAGATAAATCAGAAGGATTTAAAATTGATAAAGTTTTATTTTGTATTGGTAATGATGTGCTTCATATAGATAATGTATATAATACAACAACAAAAGGAACTCATCAAGATGTAGATGGTAAGTGGTGGGAGCATTATGAGATAGCTTTAATGCTTTATGTTAAGGTTATAGAAATGCTTAGAACTATAGCTCCTGTAGATGTGTTACACTCAATGAGTAATCACGACTATCAGAGTGGATTTCATTTAGCACACACTTTAAAATCTTGGTTTAGAAAAGCAGAAGATATTAAATTTGATATTACTGTAGCTCATAGAAAATATTATAAGTATGGTGAGAATCTAATAGGGCTAGAACATGGAGATGGGGCTAAAATGGACAATCTACCTCTTTTAATGGCCCAAGAAGAACCTAAAATGTGGAGTGAAACTAAATTTAGATATTGGTATCTACATCATATACATCATAAGGTTAAACATAAATGGCTAGACGCTAAAGATTTTATAGGTGTTACCGTAGAATACATGAGAAGTCCTTCGTCTGCCGATAGTTGGCACTCACGAAAAGGATTTTGTGGAGCGCCTAAAGCTTGTGAAGCTTTCTTGCACGACAAGGAGAGTGGTCAGGTAGCCAGATTAACACATTACTTTTAAAATTAAACCCTTTACAAACCCTTTAAATAGGGTTATCTAATGGTATTCCATACCATTAAAGCTAAAGCTAAAACTAAAGCTAAAGATAAATACTAGGTTAAATAATAAGTTATTAAACATTATTTTAAAATAAACTACAAAAAGTTTCGTGGTTTAATAAATTAATTGTTTATTTGCATAGAATTTAAATAATTACTAACTAAACTATTTTAAAATGACGAAAACACAAACGAGTGATATTCTACAACACTTAAAAGATGGTAGAAGATTAACACAAAAAGAAGCTATTAACGAATATGGTGCTTATAGATTGGCAGTCATCATTCATTCTCTTAGAAAGCAAGGGTATCAGATAGAATCTAAACAATTAGAGGTTCCTACTAGGTATAAAAAAACAGATGGGACTACTAGAAATGCTAACATTGTTGAATACAAGCTTAATAGAAAAGATGAAATATTGACAGATATTTTTAACTCTGACCATCAAGATATATTAGATGAAGATAAAACAGTATCTAGTTTTATGGGGTACTTAGATAGTATAACAAAAACACATATAAACTAATGGGAAAGATGAAAGAGGAATTTATGCAAATGCAAGAGCAAATGCAATCACAAGAAATTAACACACTAACCGATATTGCAGAACAATATCACAATAATAACCAAAGTAATTTAAAAATGAAAAAAGTATCAGAAGTTCAGGACGCAGTAGAAGTAAAAGAAACCAAAGAGGAAACTTTAAAAAGATTATTCCTAGCACATGGCTTGGTTAAAGAAGATGTTTACAAAGACAAAAGAGGATTTGTAATAATCACTAGAACAGGAATAGATAAGATTGTTTCTAGTATGAATATACAGGTAGCATACGAACCTGTAACAATGACAAAAGAATGGGTAGTCCTAAGGGCTACAGCTAGTATGCGAACAGGCTCAGGAGAGCATGATGTTAGAAATATGATGAGCTTTGGAGAAGCAGCAGATGATAACTTAATGGGAGGAGCAAAGAAATTTCCTGTAGCTATGGCTGAGAAAAGAGCTATGAGCAGAGTTGTCCTTAAGATTGCAGGTTTTTACGAGCAAGGAGTGTTCGGACAAGATGAACTTGCTGACTAATGAGTGATTGGACAGATGAGGTTCTTGATGGTGAACCATTAGAAGCAGAGATGTGGAAGCTTGGCTACATTGAGAACCTCTTACACCGAACAGCTATATCAACATCAGAGCAACAGGAAATAATGAACTCGTTAGATATTCTGACAGATATAGATGCAGATAAAATTATTAAAAAAATAAAAGAATATGAAATTAAAACCGACCCCAAAGACCAGTACGAAGAAATGCGAAGAAACGGAATGTTTGAATGTTAGCATTTACAAGAATCATAGTAGAGCATTTTGTTACACTATATGGAATGGAGATAATTTTCTAGGAGAAGTTATTGAGGATGACATCATGAAACTGCTAGGTAGTGAAGTTAAAAAATTCTATTCTGACAGTAAAGTTAACTTTTTAGTACCTATAAATCTAATTAAAAATTTAGTTAATAAACCAAAATATTATTAAAATGAAAAATGATTATGAGAAGGTAAGAAGCTCAAGAAATGAACTTGAGGCTATCTTAAGAATAAGAGGAATTTCCAAACAAAGATTTGGAAGGATACTAAACATTAAAGGCTCAACCATTGAGAAGTATTTAGACAATCCTTATCACTTAAGGTATTATCAAATGCAAAGGATAGCTCAATTTTTAAATGTTAATGTTAAAGACATTATAGATATAATAGAGATTGATTTAAAAGATGGCATGATAACTGTAGAAGGAGAGGATAATTATGTGGGAGTAGAATCATTAACAGGTAAAAACCATGAATAGATATAAATTAGAGTTAACTGACGAAAGACACTACACAATTAAATCTGAAATATCATCAAGGTATAATTTAGGGTGGAGTGCTATAGAGTCAAGAAGCAGAAAAAGAGTTATTATAGATGCTAGAAGGCTTTATTGTGGTATATTGAGAAATGTTTTTGGATTAACTTTTCACCAAATAGGAGAAATGCTTAATAAAAACCACGCAACAATAGTTCATAGTATTAAAATTCACGATAACTTTGTGAAGATTTTAAAATCATATAAAAAGAATTATGAAGAAATAGAATCTATGTTTTATTTAAATGAAAATTATTATGAACACGAAGTTCTCTCAGTTGAAAGAAAAATGGATACACTATCCAAAAGGCTTAATTGCCTAATAGAAAAGAAAAACGAATATAAATTAAAAATTAAAAAACAAAATCATGGCAGACAAGAATTATGTAGTAAGTAGTATCAAAAAGGTAACTACGCAGTATGGAGATTTGTTTAACGCAAGTTTCAAGATGGAAGAATTACAAAAGATGGCTAAACGAGGATGGGTAAACATCACTATAGCAGAAAGGAGAGAACCTTCAGAGAAAGGAGCAACTCACTATGCTTATGAGAATACCTATGAGCCACCTAAAGAGGTATCTTCAGATAAGGTTAAGGAGGAGGATGACTTACCTTTCTAAATAATATAGGGGGGGAACTAACTACTCCCCCTTATATTCTAACTATTAACTAATTAAATAAAACACAATGGCAAAGAGAATGACAGACACAGACAAATGGAAGAAAGGCTTTATAAGAAGCTTACCATCTAAATATAAATTATTTTGGCTATACATCTTAGATGATTGTAACCATGCAGGTATATGGGAAACTGATTTTGAAGTTGCATCAATAAGAATTGGAAGCAAGATAACAGAAGTAGAAGCTCACAAGGCTTTAGCTGCTCAGGTAAAAGTTTTTGATGGCGGTAACAAATGGTTCATACCAAAGTTTATTGACTTTCAATACGGAACTCTTAACGAGAACTCAAGAGTACATCAATCAGTTATAAATCTTTTAGATAAGTATGATGTATATAATATAGAAGGGATTAGCCCTGTTGATGTTGCAGGATTTGAGGGTGAAATAAAGAAGCCTGTTATAAAAAGATTTGTAGAGCCTACAGTAGATGAAGTGTATGAATACTGCCAAGATAGAAATAATAAAGTAGATTGCGATAAGTTTCATAACTATTACATTAGCAATGGGTGGATGGTCGGAAGGAATAAGATGAGGGATTGGAAGGGTGCGGTTAGGCATTGGGAATCAAACACTCCTAAAGACAAGACAGGCAGAAAAGAATTAACTAATAAAGATTATAATAAATTTTAAAATGGAATATAAACTAATAGACAATATTGAAATAGATGGAATAGACACTAAAGATTATCCTGACTTCTGTGATGCTTATATAGTAAGTGCTGACTATGATGGTGTGCCAATGACTGAAGAACAGTTAGATGAAATCAATGATGACGGACAATTTCAATACGAATGTATAATGG